CAGTTATGCAGGTTGCTAGGCAAACCTCACTCGGCATCACCGAGGGTATATGGCATCACTCACACGCTGGTAAGGTTCCTCGCCCATCACATGTCAAAGCCAACGGCACCAAGTTCGATCTTTCAAAAGGCTTGCTGCTCGACGGTGAGTGGTTATTGCCCGGCGAGGCTATCAATTGCCGGTGTACGTGGTCAGCAGTAATACCCGGTTTGAATTAATCATCAGGTCGCTTAGGCGGCCTTTTTTTTATGCCTGAAATCCGAGACAAACATGACGATAGATCGCCTCGCGTTAGACCGCGCATCCGTGCGCTATTTCGATGCTGACGGTCGGCTTCGCGTGGCAGTCACTCCAATCAGCAAAGCAAACGTATGTCCTTATTACGGTCGAGAGATTCCAGGCTCTGAAGCGCTTGGCCTTGACCCCGACAGGGTTTACTACCTGCTGCGTGATCCGGAAGAACTGGCAAGAGCCGCACCGACCTTTAACAACATCCCACTCCTCAACATTCACATCCCTGTCAGCGCAATAGACCCGCAGAAAGAATATGTGGTTGGCACGACAGGCAGTGAAGCCATGTTCGATGGCACCTATCTACAAAACTCTCTCGCTGTATGGGATGGCTCAGCTATCGCAGGCATTGAGTCACACGAACAAAAAGAACTCTCGTCTGCTTATCGGTATCGAGCGGACATGACCCCCGGCGAGTATGAAGGCGTCAAATATGACGGCGTCATGCGCGACATCGTTGGGAACCACGTTGCTCTAGTCGAAGCAGGCAGGGCAGGACCCGACGTTGTAGTCGGTGATTCACAACCACTGGAGTTACAAAAGATGGCTAAAGCCGACAAAAAACTCGCAGCGTTGAAGCCTTTTTTGGCTCAGGACGCTGACATGGAAGCCCTGAAACGGCTTCTCGCTCTCGATGCCGAAGAAGAGAAAAAGGCTGAAGACGAGGACGACGAGGAAGAAGACAAGAAAGACAAGAAAGTCGCCGAAGATGAAGACGACGACAAGAAGGACGATGACAAAGGTAAAAAAGCAGAAGACGAAGATGACGATGAGGAAGATGACGACAAGCCAGCAATGGATGCCGCTCTGATTCGTCGCCAAGCTAAGGCTGAAGCTATGTCTGAGTTTACCGCCATTCGCAATGCAGAAGCTGCCGTTAAGCCACTGGTTGGTGATGTTGCCGCAATGGATTCCGCCACTGAGGTCTATCGCTTCGCGCTGGATTCAGTGGGTGTGAAGACGAAAGGCATCCACCCGTCAGCGCTGCCAGCGATGGTCGAAATGGCTAAATCACAGAAGTCTGATGCTAAGCCAAAAATCGCTATGGATCGCAAAGGCGAAGACTCATTCGCAACGGCGTTCCCAACTGCTACTAAATTAAAACGGAGCTAACCATGACTGGTTTCCAGAACGTAATTAATCAATTCCCAGCTCCGGCGGTCGAGGGTGATTTCGCAAGCGCGAACCCTAACGCATCCCTGCTGGCTGGTGAAGGTGCTTTAGTCACCGGAACCTCAGGCGTAACTGTCGGGCGCTTTGCGTGGGCAGTGGCGGGTGTAGTCAGTAATTCCGGTTCTGGCGTTCCTTCTGGCTTTGTCCATCGTGAGGGGCAGGCGTCAATCGTAATCTGGCTGGCTGAGTCGAGCATGCTAATTCAGCCGGGGCGCGAAGTGACACTGATGACCCGTGGAGACTTCTGGGCGCGAACCTCGACCGTTGCGACTATCGGCCAGAAGGTTTTTGCATCCCTGACAACTGGTCAAGTTCAAACCGCCGCGGCAGGTGCAACCATCACTGGCTACATCGAAACACCTTTTGTTGTTGGCAGCGCAGCAGCGGCTAACGAACTCGTCATGATTGGCACCTGGAGCTAACAATGAATAATGCAGAATTTTTAGCGCACAAGCGTAAAGCTGAACGCGAATACGGCCTTGTGATGCCACAAGCTCAGGGATATTTGGATCCTACGCTGGCGTCAGATTATGACCTCGCAATGGATGCTCAGCCAACAATGGTAACGGTTAGTAACTCCGGCGTACCGGCGTTTATGACTAACTACGTCGAGCCAAACCTGATCCGCGTTGTTGTAACACCGATGAAGGCGGCTGAGATTATCGGCGAATCCAAAAAAGGTGACTGGACAACCCTGACCGCAATGTTCCCTATCGCTGAAAGCACTGGCTATACAAGTTCTTACGGTGATTATTCTAATAACGGCATGGTAAATGCGAACGTTAACTGGGTAAACCG